GTGATGATCGGGTTGATATTAGATACGTTATTGATCGACTCGACCATTTAGATAATTTGGAAACTGTGGAAGCGTTCGTTGCCTTGGAGGAATTTAAGCACGAACTTAGACAAGTATTGAAGGCAAATGAAAAGTCACGAAAAAATCAAATTCATTAGAAAGCAACTTGGGTTGACCCAAAAGCAATTGGGCGCACTAATTGATACTGATGCCCAGACAGTGCGAAGGCTAGAAATGTCACCGGATAAAAAAACGGCAAGAAATCCCGCTCCCAGAATGATGCGGTTGATCGTTGCTTATTCAGAAGGATACCGACCAAAGGATTTTCCGAATTGAAAACAACGGCAGATACAACTCCAAGATTTAGAAAATTAAAAGGACAAAATGTCAAAATTTTTTGGCATCCCTGTCACGTTTGTGGCGATGTTTGGGGAGCTTCTTTTGGAGAAAATTTTGAACCAAAAAAAAATAAACTAGGCAAATGGTATTGTGGGCAGTGCTATAAGAACAAAGAAAAAATGTGACTATCTAAGCGATAAACAGGTTAGATTAGTTATAAAAGAATTAAAGGCGGGCTTCGGTGTGGAGGACATCGAGGCCAAAAATATTTGCAGTGCTACGGATGCAAGACGAGTAGTTAAATTTTTAAAAGATTTTGATTTTTTAGATAGAATAGTAAAGGATAAAAAAAATGTTGATGATGATAGCGGCCGGAAGGCTTGGCGCAAACGGTGAATTGCGCAAAACTCAGACGGGCGACAGTGTGCTTAGTTTTAGCGTGGCGGTCGATAATGGAAAAGACAAAAACGGTGAAAAGCGTCCGGCTACTTGGGTGCGTTGCGCTATTTGGGGTAAACGAGGCGAAACCTTAGAGGAGTTCATGCAAAAAGGCAGATCGGTCACGGTAACCGGAAGACCTAAAGCGTCAGCTTATGAGGACAAAGGAAGACTTGAATTGATGGTAAATGAAATAGTTTTTCAATCTCCAGGCACAACAACCGACAGCACACCGCAAATTCCGGCTGAAAATCAAGTAAGTGACGAAGAAATAGAACAGGGAGCGCAAGATTTTGACGACGAAATCCCTTTCTGATTTCAAAGTAGGAATAACGGCTTCGGCTTTTGATGTACTTCACGCGGGTCATATTTCTATGCTGACTGAAGCAAGGCTTTATTGCGATTACTTAGTTTGTGCGCTTCATGTAGACCCAAGCAAAGAAAACAAAAAAAAATCGCCCCCGATGCAAACCGTTGTGGAAAGATTTATTCAATTACAAGCGGTTAGATGGGTTAAGGAAATTATACCTTACGAAACGGAAGCTGACCTTTGCAATTTATTTAATTTAAGGCACTTTGATGTCCGGATTATTGGCGAGGAATATTACGGAAAACCCTTCAGTGGAAAAGATATAAACAAAAAAAATGGAACTGAAATAATTTATAATAAACGAAGGCACGATTTTTCATCCACCTTAAAACGAATGCAAATTAGAAAGAATGAAATTGACAAAACTATCATATGAAATGAAAAAGACCGAGGACTTGGTGCCGTATGCTCAAAATAGCAGAACCCATAGCGGGCACCAGGTAAACAAAATTGCTGACAGCATTAAAGAATTTGGGTTTTTAAATCCGGTTATAATAGACAAAAAGCAGGGCATCATTGCAGGGCATGGTCGTGTTATGGCGGCAAAACAATTAGAATTAAAAGAAGTTCCAACGATCCAGGCTTCTCATTTATCAGAAAAACAAAAAAAAGCTTATATTATTGCTGATAATCGCTTAGCGTTAGATGCCGGATGGAATGAAAAAACCTTATTAAAAGAATTATTAGAGTTAGAAAATCAAGAATATGATTTAAAATTAACAGGTTTTGAGCAATCTGAATTAGATAAAATACTTGGCAATTTAGATGCTGAAACCGAAGGGACTATAAAATTTAGTGAGGAAGTTGGCGAGGCTCATAACTTCGTGGTTTTGTATTTTGATAACGATATTGACTGGCTTTCTGCGCAAACTCATTTTGAGTTAGAAAGCGTCCACAGCAAGAGACAAAATGGCAAACCATGGTCTAAAGGAATTGGACGTGTTATAAATGGAGCAAATTATTTAAAGAAATTGAAAACATGATAGGATATTTTGCACCCTCTTATAAAAGACCGAAGGGGACAACGACCCAAGAAAATTACCCTTTTGTCAAATATGTTGTAGCAGAATTTGAGGCCGAAGACTATCTAAAGGAAGGCTTAGACTGTTGGATTGTACCGGATAGCGCGCAAGGAAACCTGTGCAGGGTTAGAAATTATATTTTAGACCATGCAGATACTGATAAAATTGTCATGGTTGATGATGATATGACAGGCCTTGCAAGATGGGAAAACCAAAAAGCAAATCGACTTAATCCTGGAGAATTTCAAGAATTTTGCGAAATGGGATTTCAAGTAGCTGACGATTTAAATATCAAGTATTGGGGCGTAAATTTATTAAACGATAAAGGTGCTTATAGAGAATACACACCTTTTTCCTTCAAAAGCTATATCGGTGGACCTTTCCAGGCATTTAATAATTTAGATTTGCGGTATGACGAAAAGCTCCCATTAAAGGAAGACTATGACCTTTCATTGCAAGTTTTAAATAAATACAGAAAAACCCTCAGATTTAATGCATACCATTATCTTGTAAAACAGCATACAAATGTTGGCGGTTGTGCTGATTATAGAACAATACAATATGAGAAAGAGCAAATGGCGGCACTTGTCCGGAAATGGGGCTCAAAAATAGTAAAACAAGATTTCAGTGCTAAAGGATATGATATTAACCCGATTATAAAAGTACCTATTGGTGGCGTATAAAAGGACAAAAAAAAATGGGCAGAAAAAACAAAGAGTTAACCGAAGAACAGAAAGCTCAATTAGAGGTAATGAGCCGGTTTCTTACCGTTGATCAGATAGCTGACATACTGGGTATATCCAGGACAACTTTTTACGAAATAATTAAACGAGACCCAGAAATAGACGGACTCTATAAAAAGGGGAGAGCAAATCAAATTTTGAAATTTGCAAGCAATCTTTCCAAGCAGTCAGATATGGGAAATGCCGCGGCAACTATTTTTGCTTTAAAGACTCAGGCCGGATGGAAGGAAACTCAGAGAATTGAGGGCGTCGGGGATGACGGAGAACATATAATTGCTTACAAATGGTTAGACGATGATAACGAAGACAATTCAGTATAGACCAAGAAAATTAGTTAAAGATTTTCATAATAGGACAGAACGATATGCTGTTATTGTTGCTCACCGTAGGTTCGGGAAAACTGTTGCGGCCATAAATGATTTAATAAAAGACGCTCTTACAATCCCGCTTAAAAATGTCAGGGTTGCATATATTGCTCCATACTATCGACAAGCAAAGGCTATAGCTTGGGATTATTTGTTGGAATATACAAGAGATATTGAGGGCGCGATTGCGAATGCAAGCGAGCTTAGAGTTGATTTCCCAAACGGCTCCAGAATAAGGCTTTTCGGTGGCGATAATTACGATGCAATGCGTGGCCTCTACTTCGACTCAGTAGTATTGGACGAGCCTGCCGACTTCCCTGCTAATGCGTGGCCGACAGTAATACGACCATGCTTGAGTGATAGAAAAGGGCGAGCAACCTTTATTGGAACTCCAAAAGGCAAAAATGATTTTTGGGAAATATACAACAATGCCCAAGACAATCCGGACTGGTTTAGCTGTATGTTCAGAGCTGACCAAACTGACATCCTGGATGACGAAGAACTTGCTGATGCTTTGGAAACTATGGGCGAAGAAAGATATTCGCAAGAGTATTTATGCAGTTTTGAGGCGGCTATCCAGGGCGCATATTATGCAAAAGAAATGAAAACCGCCCAAGAAAAAGGACGAATTACAAATGTTCCATATGATACAAATATCGGGGTTTGGACAGCATGGGATTTAGGGGTTGGTGACTCAACGGCAATATTTTTTGCCCAGTATGTCGGGAAAGAAATTCATATTATTAACTATTACGAAAACTCAGGCGTTGGGCTAGATCATTATGCTAAAGTGCTGAATGAACTAGATTATTTCTACGAGGGGCATATTCTGCCTCACGATGTGGCTGTTAGAGAGCTTGGAACCGGAAAGTCCAGGCTAGAAGTTCTTGAAACTTTGGGGGTTAATGGCATTGAAATCGCTCCACGATTAGGATTAGAGGACGGAATACAACAGGCTCGTGCAATGATCGGCAAATGTTGGTTTGATCAAAAAAATTGTAGCCGAGGGATAGAGGCATTGCTTCAATATCGCAGACAATTTGATGAAAAATTAAAGGCTTGGAAATCAAGACCTCTCCATGATTGGACTTCTCACGGAGCTGATGCCTTTAGATATTTAGCTGTTGGGAAACCAGAGGTTAAAGAATGGGGCGCACCAATAAAAAGAAATTTGCAGGGAATTGCTTGATATGCTATTATTTGAAAAAATAAAGTTGTTCATTATGCGAAAAGTAGCTAAAACAAAAAAAAATGTTCCGATTAAATATCTGTCAGGAGCAAAAAATAAGAAAGAACAAGAAAAGGAAATCTTAGAGACTCGCGCAAAATATAAAGCGGGCAAGTCAATTAACATCAAGAAAGTGAGCAAATTACGTGCGGAGCAAGGCAAAAGCAAAGCCAAAAAGAAAGCCACTAAGCGAAAGCGTTAAGGCAACTCTAAGGAAAAAGGCAGAGGGAACTAGGTTTACACCTGGTCAATTACAGGCAGTTTATAGGCGGGGGCAAGGTGCTTATCTAAGTGGCGGCTCCCGACCTGTCTCAATGGCCGCTTGGGCTATGGGGCGCGTCAATTCTTTTGTTTCCGGCAAGGGTGGAGCAAGAAAAGCTGACAAAGATATTCTCAAAAAAACAAGGAAAACCTGATGGCAATGGGTGTGAAGCACTATTTTAGGGATGGAACCGAGCATAAGGGCGGAATGCATAAAATGCCTAATGGTCAACTCCACTCCGGCGCCAGGCATACGGCGTCAAGCAAAAGACTGTATCATTTTGGCGAATTAAGTGCTACAGCACAAAAGAAAGCAAGAAAAAGGAGAAAATAATGCCTAAAGGAATGGGATACGGCAAGAAAAAAGGCGGCAAGAAAAAATAAGCCATGGCGTTAAGTAAAGCCGAAAAGATTAAAAGGGCAAAGGCTCGCCATAATTTTAAAGCCGTAAATAAGCCTCGACGTGGTGGCAGAAAGAAATTTGAAGTCCTGGCTGTGGAAGGAAACCAAGTAAAATACATTGCTTTTGGCGACCCGAATATGTCAATTAAGAAAGATCAGCCTGCCAGAAAAAAATCATATTGTGCCAGAAGAGGCGGCATAAAAGGGAAAAATAGTAAATTATCTGCAAATTATTGGTCTAGAAAAGCGTGGGATTGTTAAATGGGTTTATTAGATGTTCTTGCTGATTTGAGTTCAGTGGCTAGAGAAGGGGAAAGAGGACTAAGAATTACAGACCTTTTTTCTACTGTACGTGAGGGCGAAGGACGTCCTGGCTTAGACCCTAATTCCATGATGCGTGAAGGCGAAATGCAAATGGCTATGAGTGGCGGCATCAAGCCAACAGCGGCAGATTTGGGATGGCCTCCGGATATGACGGACGAAGATAAAGCATTAGCCATATGGCTTATGATGAACCATGATAAAATTAAAGGTGGACCTAACCCATTTACTAGCGGAGAAACTGGATTGGCTCCATTGTTACAATTTAAACATTTTGGGACTTATTAATGGCGTTAAGTAATTATACCGAGTTACAAGCTTCAATAGCTGATACACTCAACAGAGACGACCTGACAACGGTAATTCCGGATTTTGTAAGGTTAGCAGAGGCGCAATTAAATAGAGTTGTCAGGCACTGGCGCATGGAAGACCGTGTAATTGCTACTGTTGACTCTCAATATACCGCACTTCCAACAAACTTTTTAGAACCCATACGAATGCTAAAAACCTCAGGAAAGCTTGAAATCCTGGAGAATGGCGGGGCATTAGAAATAAGCAAATTGCGAGAAGCCGCAAACGATGCCTCAGGCATACCAAGAATTTATGTAATATTAGACCAATCTTTTGAGGTTTTTCCAAAGCCTGACAGCGACATAACTCTTGAACTTACCTATTTTGAGGAAATACCACAATTATCAATAAATGGCACAAATTGGTTGCTTACCTATTATCCGGATGCTTATTTATATGGCTCTCTTTTGCATTCGGCTTCTTACTTACAAGAGGGCAACCGCATCCAGGAATGGGGAGCATTGTATCAATCAGCAATTTCTGCTATTAACCAAGACGGAGAGCGAGCCAAAAATGGCGGTTCCGGCCGTCGCATTAAAATTAGGAGTTATGGATAAATGGCAAGTTTTACTAAGGTAAATGACTTTGTGGTCAACCTAGCTAATGCTATGGATATGAACGCAGACACTTTTAAAGTTGCGCTTTGTGCAACTGACCCAACGTCAGGAACGAGCATTGCTACAGACGGAAACGGTGTTTTAGCAAATGCAACCGAAATAAGTTATACAAACCTTTCTGATAGAACGTTAGCGAATATAACAAGCACTCAAACAGGTGGCACATATAAATTATCGGCTGATGATAAAGTGCTAACAGCGTCGGGTGGCTCGGTTGCGGCTTTTAGATATGTTATTGTTTATAACGATACGCCCACCTCGCCCGCTGATCCGATAGTTGGATATTATGATTACGGCTCAAACTTAACCCTAAATGATGGCGATACTTTTACTATTGATATTGGGGCAAATGGAATTTTAACCCTTACATAATAGGAGCACATCATGGCAAAACTATTTAATAGAGCCAAGATGAATACCTCCAGTACGGGGGCTGGAACCATTACCCTGGGCAGTGCCGAAACCGGCTTTCAATCTTTCGCTGATGCAGGGGTGGCTAATGGTGATGTTGTCCAATACGTCATTGAGGATGGCTCAAGTTGGGAAATAGGAACTGGAACCTATACCTCAAGCGGAACTACTCTTACAAGATCACCTTCTGAAAGCAGTGGTGGCGGCAGTGCGTTATCCCTGGGTGGCACGGCAAAAGTTTCTATTACGGTTATTGCTGATGACTTTAAGAGGCTACAATTAGCAGGGGCTACAAAGGCTGAGGCTACTTCTGGGGGTTTAGATGTTACTGGAAATATTGTTGTTTCTGGTGCTGTAGATGGCAGAGACGTTGCTACTGATGGGACTAAATTGGATGGCATAGAGGCAAGTGCTGATGTAACAGATACAACAAATGTTGTGGCGGCTCTTACGGCGGGAACAAACGTTACCATTGCAGGGGATGGAACAATAAGTTCAGCGCACCCAAATATTTCTGCGGCAAGTAGTTCTGATAATTCTGGCAGAACGTATATACAAGACATAA